ATTGATGACATGATGGATGCTTGCGTTATCCTAAACAAAGCAAAGGTGAGCGACGGCGAGGGCGGTTTTACAACGGAATGGAGCGAGGGCGCAGAAATACGCGCGGCAATCGTAAGAGACAGCACCATGACGGCGCGAATAGCAGAAAAGGACGGCGTGACAAGCGTTTACACGATTACAACGCGCAAGGATGAGGCAGAACTTGAATTTCACGATGTTATAAAGCGTCTGAAAGACGGCTTAATTCTGCGGGTAACATCCGACCACAACGACGCGCCCGACGTGTCAACATTGAATATATGTCAAGTAAACGCAGAAAAATGGGAGTTGACGAAATGAGCAAAGAAAAGGCTTTATTTATATTTTTGAACAGCTTCGGTGTGCCAGCTTATCCGAGTACAAGCGTACCGGACGAGGTGGCATTTCCTTATTTGACGTATACAGTGCAGGATGGCGGCTTTGACACGGTGACGGCTATGGTCTTACAGCTTTGGTACAAGACGGACAGCGAGGCAGTGCCCAATGCAAAGGTGCGCGAGATTAAGGAAAAGATAAGCGAGGGTGGCACGTTCATTTTTTATGATGGCGGTTCAGCGTGGCTGACATATGGCTCACCATTTTGCATTAATTCGGCGTGGGAGGGCGACAGCACAGTCAAATTAAGGCAGATAAATATAAATGTAAATCATTTGTGAAAGGAGTTTAGAAATGAAATATACAAGAATACCCGAGGACACTTTTAAAAAGCTACAGCTTAATGCGGGCATTATAGCGACAGACTTCGACCCGACGACAGGTGAGGTTGAGGAAGCAAGTATTTTTGGAGCAACGACAGGCGGTAATACGTTCGCAGCTACTCCGACATTTTCGGATTATGGAGAAGATATCGACAATTGCCCCAAGAACATGAAGGAGCTTAAGAAACTAGACAGTTGGGATGTGGCTTTAACAGGTACGGCTTTAACAGTCAACACGGACACGGCTAAAAGGATAGTAGGCGTAGCTGACATTGACAGCGAGGATGAGACACATATTATTCCACGCAACGACGTGGCAGACGGTGACTTTAAGGATTTATGGTGGATTGGCGATTATAGCGACCAGAACGGCGCAAAGAATGGTGGATTTATTGCGATTAAGGTTGATAATGCGCTTTCTACAGGCGGTTTCCAGATTAAGAGTACGGACAAGGGCAAGGGTCAGTTTGCGTTTACGTTTACGGGTCACTACAGCATGAAAGCACAGGACAAGCCGCCTTTTGATTTGTATATCAGAGCGGGCGAGGCTGAGACATCCGAGGATGAGGCAAGCGAGGAATTAAGCGACTAATTACAAGAAAAGAGGGTAAAAAATGAAGCTGAGTGAATTTAAAGGTGAAAAGGTTTTTGACGTGATGGGCGAGCTAATTGAGCCAGTCACGCTCATATTGGCAGATAAAGAGGTTTCGGCAACGTATAAAAATAAACCTAAACTTGCGCTTGCGCAGTACATTATAAAGGCTCACAAAGCCGAGGCGATAAAAATCTTAGCCGTTTTATCTGACAAGAGCGTTGATGAATATTTAGCGAACGTAAATATTGTTTCGCTTGTGAAAGATATCGTTGAAATGCTAAACGATGAGGAATTAATTAGTTTTTTTCATGCGCAGGAAGGGAGCGCGGCACAGAATATTTCTACCTTGCCGTCGGGCAATACAACGGGATTAAGCGCGCAAAACCCTTCTTGCGGTACCTTACAGCCTTCATTAACGACAAAGAACGAGAATTAATATATCGGGTATATGTGACGGAAAGCCTACGTCTACAAGGCGAAAACAAAATGCTGACGGCGCAGTACCTCGATTTGATACAGCCGCAAAAGAAAGACGATAGAAGCGCAGCGGAAATCGTTGCAGATGTGGCAGGAAAGGCGGGGCTTAAGCTTAAATGAATGTATTTGAATTAGCGGCTAAATTAAGCCTTGATAAATCGGAATATGATAGCGGAATAAAAGACGCAGAAAGCAGCTCGTCAAGCCTTGCGAGTAAAATAGGCTCAGGGCTGGGCACGGCGGCAAAGACAGGCGCGGCGGCATTGGCGGCGGTTGGTACAGCGGCAGCAGCGGTCACGGGCGCAACAGTGGCGGCGGTGAATGCTACGGCGGAATATGGCGACAATATCGACAAGGCTTCGCAGAAATTAGGCGTGTCGTCAAGCTTCTATCAGGAATGGGATGCGGTCTTGCAGCATAGCGGCACGTCAATGTCGAGCATGACAAGCACATTTAAGACTTTGGCAAACGCGGCGCAGGACGCGAGCGACGACCAAGTCGCGGCGTTTGAAAAGCTGGGAATGAGTATGGAAGACGTTGCACGCATGAGCACGGAGGACCTCTTTGAGAATGTCATCTATGGCTTGCAAGGGATGGAAGAGGGCACGGAAAGAACCGCCCTTGCAACAGACCTTTTGGGTAAGGGCGCTATGGAGATGGGGGCGCTGCTTAACACGTCGGCGGAAGACACGCAGGCTATGATTGACACTGTCAATAATTTAGGCGGTGTAATGAGCGCGGACGCGGTGAAAGCGGCGGCGGCTTATGAAGACAGCTTGCAGGATTTACAGACGGCAATTAAGGGCGCAAAGACGAATTTAACAGCTGAGTTCTTGCCGGCTATTACTGACGTAATGGACGGATTAACAGCCCTTTTCAGCGGTGACGATAGCGGAATAGGCAAGATAAACGAGGGCGTTAGCGAATTAGCCAACGGCATTATGGAAGCAATCCCGACAATTGTAGACGCGGCGGCGCAGATATTACCATCTATCGTCACGGCAATAAACGACAATTTGCCGACACTTATGGAGGCGGGCTTAAATGTAATAATTGAGCTTGCACAGGGCATTATTGACAATGTACCCGCGCTTATGGACAGTGCGGTTCAGATTATAGAAACGCTTATTACTGGGATAATGGATAATTTCCCAAAATTGGTAGAGTCGGGCGCAAATGCTATTAAATCCGTGGCGGATGGGTTGGCTAATAACCTTCCTGAGCTTATTCCGCAGGCGGTGGACATGATAATAACCATTGTAGAGGCGCTTATTGACAATGTAGACCAACTTATTGACGCGGCACTTGAAATTATAATAGCACTTGCTGAGGGCTTGATTAATGCACTTCCAAAGCTGATAGAGAAAGCCCCGGTTATAATCGCTAAGCTTGTAACGGCAATAATTAAAGAGATTCCTCAGATTGTAAAGGCGGGCGCGCAGCTTATTGCAGAGCTTGCAGGCGGCTTAGTGTCAGCATTGCCTAGCGTGGTAACGGCGGCGGCGGAAATAGTGGCGGCAATACCAAAGGCAATCGTTGACGGCGTGACAGCAATGGTAGACGCAGGAATGCAGCTTGTCGCAGGATTGTGGCAGGGTATTAAAAATTCTTGGAGCAACCTTGTGAGCAATGTCCAGAGCTTAGGGAGCAACCTTGTAAGCGGTGTTAAAAGTATTTTTGGTATACATTCACCATCAAAAGTATTTTCACAGATTGGCGAATACTGCGTAGAGGGCTTTAATGAGGGGTTTGAGGATTTGGCGGACGGGTCAGCACTTGAAGATGGATTGAAGCAGATTAACGACATTGACGGAATATCCGCAAACATCACAGCAACGGGTGCACAGAGCACGGAAAGCCTATTGGCGCAAATTCTTGACTTATTGGCAAATCAACAGATTGTATTAGACACGGGCGCACTTGTCGGCGGTACGGTCAGACAGTACGACAGAGCCTTAAATAAATTAGCAGTAGCGGCAGGAAGGGGGGCATAAATGCAGAGCGTAACAATCGGCGAAAAGCACATGTACAACGACTTCGGCGTTATTATGAAAACAAAGAAGATTAGCCCTCCTGAGGTACAAACAAAATTTGTTGACATCCCTATGCGTGACGGCGAACTTGATTTGACGGAGGCGTTGACAGGCAATGTAAAGTATAAGAATAGACAGATAGAAATATCGTTCCTATACTTGGGGGATTTTGACAATATTTGGCTAAAGATATCGGACATTGAAAACTATCTCCATGGAAAGCGGCTGAAAGCCGTCTTTGATGATGACGCGTCTTACTACTATATAGGGCGTTGGCAGGTCAGCGAGCCGTCAATTGACAGAAAAGCGGGCACATTCTCAATCGTAGGAAATTGTGAGCCGTACAAATACGACGGAACGTATGAGGATGGCAATTGGCTGTGGAATCCGTTCGACTTTGAAACGGGATATATTTCAGACCGAAAATTTGACGTTGACGGCATTTTTACGGCTATGATTGGCGGGTCAGACAAAGAAGTTATTCCGACAATTACCACAGACGCGGCAATGTCGGTCACATACGAGGGCAAGGCTTACAGCCTAGCAGCTGGCAAGAATAAGATATACGACATTGTTATCAGCGCAGGAATAACAGAGCTGACGTTTGAGGGCACGGGGCACGTCACGATTGACTACGAGGGAGGCATTTTGTAATGTATAAAATTTATTTAGACAATACAATATTTTGCGACCCGAGAGCCGAGGAATTGGCAATCATTGAACCCGTGGTAAGGCTCGAACGTAATCAGCCGGGGGAGTTTACTTTTACAATTCCGCCGACGCACGAGAGGCGCGGCGACATCCACGAGCGCACGTCTATATTTGACGTTTACAGTGACGACGAGTTGATTTTTTCCGGTGTTTGCATGAGCTTAGACACGGACTTTTATAATCAAATTGTGGTGACGTGTGAGGGTGAGTTGGGATATTTTAACGACTCTATACAACGCCCAGCACGCTATCAGGGGCTTTCTGTAAGGCAATTGCTAGAAACATACGTTGCAAATCATAACGCGCAGGTGGACGAATTTAAACGCTTTGAGGTGGGTGTAGTTACAGTCGTAGACTCCAACGATTATATTTATTGCTACACCAACAATAACAGCACCATGACAGAGCTAAAAGAGGATTTAATAGACGATTTAGGCGGATATTTCCATATCAGGCACGAAAATGGCGTGAAATATCTCGACTATTTGGCGGATGATTTGGGACAGTGCTCGCAGGAAATAAGGCTTGGCGAAAACTTACTTGACTATGACAGCAACCTCGACCTTTCTAACCTTGCGACTGTGATAATACCACTTGGGGCAAAGCTCGAAGAAAGCACCGTAGAGGGCTTAGACACTCGCTTGACGATTGAGGGCGTGAACGACGGCAAGGATTACATTGAGGGTGACGCGGTTAAGACCTATGGCAGAATTAATCAGACTGTAATTTTTGACAGCGTGACGACCGCTGCCGCGCTTTTATTAAAAGGCAAAAAATATTTGCAGGACACGCAATTTGCAGACCTCACGCTGACAGTAAAGGCGATTGATTTATACTGGGTTGATGGAAGCGAGAAATTTCAAATTAATAAAAATGTTCATGTGGTTTCAAAAGCCCACGGAATGGATAGATATATGACTATATCTAAGCAGACGCTAAATCTATGGAGCCCTGAAAAGGACGAATTAACATTAGGCGTCGAGGAAAAAAAGAGCCTATCCGCGAGAGTGGCAAGCATGTACGACGACATTATTGCGGCGATTGAGAGCATAACCCCACAATCTACCATCTTGGAGGCGGCAAAGAAAAATGCCACAGCACTTATCACAAGCGCAAACGGCGGCTACGTCTACAAGACAAGAAATGAACTCTATATCATGGACGATGAAGACCCCGCAAAGGCTAAGAAAGTTTGGCGGTGGAATATTAACGGGCTTGGATATTCAAGCACAGGTATCGATGGCACATATGGCTTGGCTATGACGATGGATGGGGCAATTGTGGCGGACTTCATTACATCCGGCACGATTAACGCGAGTAAGGTTGCGGTGACGAACCTGAATGCGGACAACATCACGGCGGGGACGCTTAAAGGGCGAGCGATAAATACGACGGCTGACAACTTCTATGTCACGTCGGGCGGATATATGCACAGTGCAGATGGCGATATTGGCGGGCTTAAAATTTCGAGTAGCCAATTATATTCACAGTCAGGGAGCACGAATATAAGTGCTTTATCTGTAAGCTCGTACTCAATGAGCGCGAGTTCGTCAATGAGTGCGGGGGCGAGCGTGTCTGCCAATAGCACGGTTGTAAACTCGAGCGGCACACAGTCGGGCGGCAGTACAAACAGCGTTTTGTCATCATCTGGCGTGGGGCTTGTGGCGAGTGGAAACGATATAAAGCCAGTAGGCAGCCCAACGCTAGGCTCGCGCGGAAACACATGGACGGAAATGTATGCAAACTATGTCTGGGCTGGCGGCACAGGCTTGGAGGTTGATGGCGGTAACGCACATATAGGCGGAAATTTAAGCGTTGACGGCACAAAAAACAGGATTGTGGACACGCCGACCTACGGGAAAAAATTGATGTATGCATATGAAACCGCAACGCCGTATTTTGGTGACATTGGTAGCGGCACAATTGGAGAAGATGGCAAATGCTATGTCGCGATTGATGATGTGATTGCAGAGGCAGTGGAAACAGGCGCGACTTATCAGGTCTTTTTACAGGCATACGGCGCGGCGCAATGCTATGTTACACTTATGACACCGACATACTTTGTTGTCGAAGGCACTGCAGGGCTTGTATTTGGATGGGAAATCAAGGCAGTCCAAAAGGGATATGCGCTTGAAAGGCTGGAGACATACGAGCCGATTGAACCAAAAATAACGGCTGAGGATGTGCTTAAACAGTACGTCGCAGAATTGGACGACTCTTTTGAAGTCAACAATTACAACGCGGATGTCAGTGCGCTGGCGGCGGAATGCTCGCCAACGCCACTAATGAACGAGCTGCTCGATGAGATTGCAGATAATGATGTATTAGCGACGGCGGATGAATTATTGGCTGAGGCTATGGCATAAAAGAAAAAAGGAGGCTTTAAAATGCGAAATTTAAAGGGAACGGTAATAATGACGGACGGCAACAGCAAAAGGTTGGCGTTAACCTACGACGTAATTAACGACGATGGCGAGGCAACGGCGGTAAACAAGAAAGTTGACAGGATTGTGACTGACAAGGACACGCTGGAGGCTATAGCGGCGATTGAGGCGTATGCGCAGACAGTGATTGACGGTGTGCAGATAGGAGGCTGAGGATGGCAAATATAGACGAATATTTAAACAAAATAATGGCAGCACGTAAGGGTGAAGAAGTGCGCGGGTCAATCCACGACGCGATTGAGGAAATTAATATAGACGCTGAGACGGCGGTAGCAGACGCGGCAGACAGCGCAGGCACGGCACAGGCAAGTGCAGAGGCGGCTAATGCAAGTGCAAAATTAGCAGAGGCAAGCGCGCAGTTAGCGGCGGACGCGGCTACAGGTGCGGCAAATTCCGCCACAAGCGCAGAGGAAGCAAAAGCAAGTGCAGACGCGGCGGTTGAGAACGCTGAAAAGGTGCTTAAGGACTGGGAGACGACAAAAGCGGAAATTTACGACACAGAGCTTCCGAAAATCCAGGCTGCTGCCACAGATGAGGCAAAAAAGGGTAGCGAGGAAGCGCAGGCAAAGGCAGAGGAGGCGCAGAGCGCAGCTGAGGAAGCGAAAGCAAAGGCAGAGAGCGCACAGAAAGGCGCAGAGGAAGCGACAGCAAGCGCGAGCGTGTCAGCTCTGGAAGCGCAGAAATGGGCAGAGACAGCGCAGGCGGCAAGCGGAATTACTGTAGATAGCGAATTGGACGAAACTTCCCCGAATGCTGTTCAGAATAAGGTTATAGCGGCAAGATTTAAGGCAGACGCGGAGAGGATGAACGGGAGCGAAAAAGAGCTTGCAGGCGTAAAAGAAGCAATTGAGGGGCAGGAGAAAAGCCTAACGAAATTAGAGGGGGAAGCACATTCTCATGACAACAAAGGCGTGCTTGACAACCTTACCCAGAAAGTGATAGACAACAGCCACACCCACGCCAATAAGTCCACGCTTGACAAGATAAGCGAGAGTGAGGACGGCAACTTGCTTTTTAACGGCGAGGAAATCAAGGGCGGCGGTGGTTCGCTGTCGATACCACCTAAAAACCCTACAAATGTGTCTGTAAAGGGCATGGACGAGACATTAAAGGTATACTGGACAGACCCAGAAGATAATATCGTCGAGGGCACAACTTTAGCTTCTTGGGGCGGCACAATCCTTGTAATAAACGACGACCACGCGCCGCAGGACGAGACAGACGGGGTGGTTATTGTAAATAATAAAATTCGCGACACATACGCCACCACACCAATGGAAATAACAGAATTAGAGAATAACAAGACGTATTACCTTTATTTTGTACCTTACACAACCGCAGGCACATACGGCTACAGCGACAGCAACCGCTATATAGGAATGCCCGCAAAGGTATTCCTTGACGACGTGACGGACGTAACGACAGAGGCAGGCGACAAGACCTTAAAGGTCACTTGGACTAATCCAGAACAGACAAAGACAGAGAACGACATTACAGCAACGTGGGCTAAAACTACAGTCGTGATAAAGGCAGACGGCTACCCAGTGAGCGAAGCAGATGGTATAGCCTACGAAAGCACGGACTATAGCGAGGGTGAGCACGAATTTGAGGTTGAGAATGGCTATGATTACTACGTGCGCTTCTTTATCGAAAGTGATTTAGGCTCTGTAAAGCAGACGGATGTTGAAGATGAAATTGCGACATACGCCACGCTGACAGTGACGACAGAAGAAACGACATTAATAGGCAAGGAGGTAAAGGCAACTTGGACAGACGAAGAAGAAAAGACGCTCATTGCCACCTTTGATACGTCTATGTGCGTGCAGCTTAAAATCCCATTTATAGGTGAGGTTAATTTACGCGCCACGGATGGAACTGGTAAGGGAAATAAAACCGTAATAGTGTCAAAGTGGGGAAATTACAACACAAAGTTCTCATTTTACACAGTACTTACCTTAAAAATCGACCTTACAAACAGTAATCCTGCAACGTGCATTTCCCTTGCTGATGACGCAGTAGGAATGTCGCAGGACGAAATAAAAACATGGTTCGGGCATTATCCTGTACTTTTTAAAGATGGGCAGGAAATTGGGAGGCTAAACCCTGATAACTATGCACAGTTTGAAGATGGCTCTGACGCAGATATAACTACGTTGGGAAATGATGTAATGGTGGCATTTCCGCGACGCGGGCTTGTAATTACTAATGATAATGATACTACGATAACAGTATCAATGACGGACGACCCCGACAATCCCGATTTTGAATATTATGCGCACACAAGGGGTACGACTGCGAAAGATGTGTTCTACGTGGGAGCATATAAAGGGCATGTTTCAGGTGAAAAGTTGTATTCGCTGTCAAATCATACTTATTTACAACAAAACGTGACGCATAATAAGCAAAGAGCATACGCACATGCACGTGGTGCAGGCTATGAAATATCTGCATTTTATCAGTGGACTTTTCTTCAGTGCGTATATCTTTTTGTACATCAAAATCTAGATGCACAAACTGCGGTGGGTTTAGGACATGACTTTATAAGTCCAACATATAAAGATGTTACGGGAGAAACTGATAAATATGGCATGGACAGTGAGATTATTAAATCTACAAATCCAAACTATATGACCGACGGAGTACACCGCGTTAAATGCCTTGGCATAGAATCTCTTTGGAGCGACACGACGGAGCTTCTTGACGGGGAGTATGTGGATAGTTCGGGCTATATATGCACAAGCACGGGTGATTTTGACGACGAATATTCTAATTATGCAAGAATAGAACAAGACACCCCATTTACTAAAAATGCCAAATGGATGACTAAGCCACAAGGGACTACTAAAGGCGGATTTATGGTAACAGAAGAAGACCCGGGTGGTTCAAGTTCTACTTATTTTTGTGATGTTCAAAACATATATGTACCAAATTATCCAGTAGTAAGTGGCTTTGGAAGCTCAGCCAACATGTATCATTATTACGCTGGGATGTTTTATTATAGCTCTAGGCCAGACTTAACAACCGACGCAAATGGGCATACATCACGTTTAATGTATTTACCACCCAATTTATAAAAAGGAGGAAAACTGACGTGAAAAATATGGGAATACAGTACGGTAATAGCAATGCTACATTACTGGTCGGAAAAGACACAGTATATGTGCATACAGACATTCAAAAAGTCGAAATTGATGCCGAAGGAAATCCGATTGATAACCTTTGGCAATATCACGAAATCCAGTATGGAAAAGACGAATTTATTAAGCTCATCTCGACAGATGGCGTAGGCGTAAATGCAGACGGCATAGACAGCCTTGCAGAGGTGACAGATGTATCAGCAAGCGCGATAGACGACTTGGCAGGATATGTAGCAAGCTTAGAGGAACGCATAGCAGAACTAGAGTTAAAATTAGAGGAAAGCGAGGAATAAAAGCAATGTCAGGAATGGTTAAGTTTTTCGTAACAAGAGTAAAATCAGGTGCTAAGAAGTGGACGGACGTTCCGTCACTCTGGAAAGATGGTGTGATTGCAGAGCTTAAGGCAGAGGGATATATCCTGAATGAT